AATACTTATCGTTACCAAGTATCCTAAAGTGCCATATCTGCCAATTCTCAAAAGTTAATCCGGCAGAATTCCACTGAAATTGGCAATAGTTTGGATTTGTTTTATCTTCCCCCTCAAGTCTTTCAACCTCCTGTCCGGGCAACCCTATAACACTCTTGACACCCAAAACTTCATCAATATCAAGGTATAAGAAAAAATCTCCATACTTGCACATAGTACGGCACCATCCAAACAGGTTATACTCAAGATTCATTATGTTAAAATACAAGGCATGCAGTATACCCTTTATCTCCTCATTACTGCAATCAATGGCCATCAAGGGCGATAACATGCTATGGTTAGTCATCTCATCAGCATAGATATCCAAAGCAGAAGCAATCTCGGGTGTATACTCCATTTGATCAAAATCTACAGCCCTCTCTAGTCTTCCTTGGTTGTTCTGTGCTCCCGAATACAGTCCAGCAAATGGATTATAATCCATTCTCTTGAATTGTTTGCCACTAGCAGAAGTGAACTTTTGTGCATATTTATCTAATTGGCGGCGCTTGAGTCTTCTTGCCGTCTGAGTTCTGTAGTTAACTATTGGTCCGGATAAGAGTCTTGTCAGTTTCCTGAATAGTGTACTATCTGAGTTTTTAACGTTGTTATTTCTAGTTCTTCTGTCAACCATTTATCTATCCCTTGTACAACCACGGAAATTGTTCCATCGTACCTTGATGTTGTTTCTTCTTCTCTATCATATCACGACCTTCGTATCCGTGCATGCCCTTTATAGTCGTATTCATTGTTGTCTTTGCAGATACCATTGTAGCAAGAAACGCCCTATTATATTCAATATTTCTTTTGTTTTCGATCAAAGCAGTATCCCTTACCCAACACCCTATTGCGCATGCCATAATGAGGTCGTCGTTGTATGACCTCATCGCCTCTGGACGTCCATTGTTCCAGATGAATGTCTTCATCTCGTTATAAAGACGGGGTGAATTTATGGTAATTAGTCCATTTCTTACAAATTCCTCCAACTTTGCCACAATCAGTGGTCTTGTTTTTGCACTAGTTGTAAACCCTGGTACTGAATTAGAAATCCCTTCTGCTGTTAGTTCGTCTACATACTCGTGCGTTGACTTTATAGAATGATATACATTCGAGTACTGCTTTTCTTTAAGTTTCTCCAGCACTGCAAATCCAACGGTATTGTTTTCGACAACCACCATACACTCACCATACTCAGTACCAGCGGAATATATTATATCAGAAAAAATATCAGGAGTCACTCGACCCTGATACTCTGCGACGATCTCCATAGTCAACGTATCGAATACGTGAAAAACAGAATAATCTTTACCGTCACCTCTCGCAACGTCAGCGCTCAACAAATAGGGAGTGCCTGGATTGGGTTCTTTCCATATCCAATAGTTTCTGTCGAATCCTGTCTTATATTTTGGTTCTGTCATGGAATCAAATATCGAGGCAAGTTTATCTGGATGGAAGACAGTCTCACCAGACATGTTGAAGTTACACTCCAACTCCTGTGCGATTTGGCGGCGAGACATGTTTTTTGTTTCTTTGTCAAACCAATCCTGATTTCGATCCGGGTGTACATCCCAAGGCAAGGTCATAGAAACAAAGTCATTGTTTGTACTCTCGGCATCTACAAAAGTTTTGTGAAACCAGTTACCAACACCATTAGGTGTTGATAGTGCTATACATCGACCACCAGTAGAAAGGGTGGGATAAAGACCAGTCCACAACTCATCAAGACCCTCAACGTGCGCTGCCTCGTCTATTACAAGAAGAGATAGTGCTTCTGAACGACCAGCGTCGCCCGATGTGGAAGATGCCTTTATTTGAGATCCGTTCGTAAGTTCAAAAGATGTTCTGTTATCAATTGAAACTTGTGCGATCTTAATCCAGTCTGGGCAATTCTTAAGTATAGTTTTAACTTTCTTTACTAAGTTCGCCGCTGTACCAAACTTGGTTGCCAACACTAAAACGTTTTTTTCTTTGTGAAATAGCATCATCCACACAACATAAGCAGCGGTGACAGTGGACAATCCCAACTGCCTAGCTTTCAACACTATATTGAATCGATAATCTTCATAATTCTTAAGAGCGTCTTTTTGAAATCCATAGGTCTTAAATGGTATCAACCCTTTCATTGGGTGAGTTATTTTGGCGTAGTTGTTTATGAAGTAGTCTGGGTCTTTGCCGCACTTGACTATCTCTCTCATCACCTCTTTCTTCGATAAGGGTGGTCTCATAATTCACATTACCTCTTCCTGCTGGAAAAGTCGTATGCCTTAAATGCCTCATATGGATCTGATGGTCTTTTGTCGTTAGATTCTTTTTTTGCCTCTGGTGTTGTTGGGATGCTCACCTCAGGTCTTTCGTCCTTGTGTTCGTCGACACCGCCAACCTTAAATTTCTGTACGGCCGTTACCAAGGTCCTGACTCTAGAAACTGGTTGCACAAGGACATTGACCTCTCCGTCGGCTGTGAGGGTCAATCCACTCTTCGTCAGTGACTTATACTCTTTCTTGATGAATTTTGCGACGTCAGAAATCTTCGAGGATACGTCATTCTCCAAAGAACCTCCATACACTTCTTTAAGTTTGATTTCGCTAGAGTAAGTGATACAAATACCACCTGATTCAAACTTTACTCCGAAACCATCTACGACTCTAGGGTCAATAAGCGGGTTCCCCTCCTCCCTTTTAAGACCGACCTTTAAAGGTTCGTCATTTTCATCAAGCGCACCGTCGTACCCCTTGGATAGAACTTGCGAGATGCCATTAATAATTTCAAGTGTTGTTGCCATTTATTTGCTCCTTAGTTGGGCGCCATCCGGAGTCCCACCTCTCTTCCCGTCCTTCGATCCACTGTATATAACATTCGAAACAACATTCGAACTTTGTCATGTACAAATCATCCTTGGCGGAAAAAGAATATGTTCCACAGACTGGACACTCTCTTTCGTTTTCTCTAGTAAGTAGTTTTTTGCTTATTAAAAATCCTTTGTACTTTTGCTTTGAGTTTTTTGTATCTTTAAAAAACTTTCTTTTATAAAATTCCTTAGATTCTTCAGTGTGCTTTTTTTCTTTTTCTGGTGTCCAATGTTTCTTAGGATTCTCTATTGCTTCGTCGCCCCAGCGTTCAGATATTGCTTTCTCTATTTTGGCGATGTGATTTAAATCTTTCTTCATATTACTTTACCAAATAAACAATACCAACAGTAGAGAGAACACCAACAACAATGCCACTGCCTAAGAAAAAATACCAATAATTATTTGGACGCTCAAGAGCAGCAGACTCCAAAGCAGATATTTCCTCGTTTTTGATTAGGATGATCTTATCGTACTCAGATTGAATGGATCTTATTCTGAGATTGAGGTTACCGACGTCCAAGTCGTACTTAGCTTGCATTCGACCTCGGTGAGTTTCTAGTCTAAGGGCACACCTCTGGTCTTCCATTTCTTTATCTGCTATGATCTTTGCCATAGCAACGTCACTTAGGCACCACCCGGTGTGCGGAGACCTGTCCCCCTGGTTGACCTTAGTGACGTGCTGTGCTGATGCTGCTGTAGTGAAACTAATCAATATCAGATAAACTAAAAAGTTTTTCAATTTTTTCCTTAACTGCATCGGAATCATCTCTCGTTTCTTCAATAATCTTACGTACCTTGCGTTTTTTGGTGGATGTTAACGCTATAGATTTTTCCATGTGCGTCTTTTCCAACTCTTCTATTGTATCATGATATTGCTTAATAAGTTTATCTCTTTCCGATAATTCTTTTTTATGATTCTCTTTAAGAGTAACAACTTGCTTATCGTAAGATTCCTTCTTTGCTTCCAGTACGTCAAGCACCGCTTCTGCGTTCTTTCTAGACAGTGCCCATATAATCACCGACCAAAGCACCAACACTGGTGCTTTCCAGTTTTGCTTTAACCAAATCCACGCTAATTTTATGTGATACATTTTAGTATTACTTTCCGTGTTTCCACTGAACTGCAAGATCGACAAGTGCCTGCGACCCTATGTAGGCAAGAGTTACTGCAACCCAATCGCCAGAAGTCAGTGCTCCAGTTACCGCCAATCCAGTGGCGGTTAACCACGCTAAAAACTTCCTAGATATAAATCGCTCTACATGTTTGTCAGCAAATGATTTTAGTGCTGTCATAATGTTTTCCTCCTTAGACATTGATGTGTGCAAACCCCTCTTTCTTGTCGATTACGATTTGCATATCCACTGCGTCTTTAAGAGTATCTAGGTGTGAGATCAAGATAACGGTCTTAAAATAAGACTTAACCATATCGATTATCCGCACAAAACCCTCCATATTGTCCTCGTCTAGTGCGGTTCCCGGTTCGTCTAGGATGAAGATATCCGGTTTTGGCAAGTTAGACACTGTCAGCAGTGCTAAACGAATGGCCATTGCTGCGATAGTCTTCTCTGCACCGGAACCCATTTCGAGTGGTCTGGGTTCGTATTTATGGTGCTTTATGAATATTTCTAACTTTTTATCTTCGTTCGAAATAAACACTTCAAAATCAACAACTCCTGTCAAAATTTTGGCAACCTCGTCGTTAATTACAGGTAATCTGTTTTTTATTATGTTGTAAGATATGCCGTTAGTGTGACAACACCTCATAAACAATTCATAAGCAGCGAACTCTGTGCGTAGTTCCTCAAGTTCGACCTTTCCCTCTTCGAGATTCTTTATTTGTTGTTCTGAAGATCCAACCTCTCGAAAAAGATCATTAGTTGTCGACTTGCAACTATCGCACTCTTTTTTAGCATTTTTGATTGCCCTGGTAATATTTGACTTCTCTTTAACCAACTGCTCTAAGTTCTCAATAGCTTCTTTGTTTAGTTCGTAATCTTCCAACTTAAGATTTAACTTCTCAAGTATCGTACCTTCTTTGAACAAGTCACTATCATTCTTGTCGATAGAGAGTTGCACATTTGTGATTGACGTCGTAAGATTATTCCTCTTGTCAAGCACCTGGTTGTACTTATCAACATAACTCTTAGTTTTCTCTGGTTCCAGTGAAGTTATATCATCCCCCACTGCATTAATCTTTCTGCTAATGTC